ACTGTTGTGCCCGATAAGCGTCTAGTTCTTCTTGTGTGTTAGCAACTGAACCGTCTGGGAAAACTACAGGAGTAAACGGTGCGTACCCTAGTTGTAAGTTTTGTTTTGTTTGCTGTGTGGTTGTTTGTTGAGCCGCACGTTCTTCAATTTGTCTATTGCGCTCGTCCCTAATACGCCTCGCTTCAAGCATGCCGCCGGGCATACCGTATGTACCACCACCTACAAAACCCTTAAGGGATGCGTTAATGATGTCATCAACATTCTTTTGAGAGAAGAACGGATCTTTGTCCCCTGCTATCTGAGAGCCAAGAATTTGTAGAACCTGTTGTGCACCTTCGGTTAAACCTTCACCACCAGCAGTCTTTAATACTTCACCAGCAAATGCTTTTTTCCAAGTTGTTGGAACGATTGCAGATTTCTGGAGCATCTCAGCGGCAATGCGTTCTTTACCAGCGGGACCAAGTTGCTTTAACATCTTGCCGGGTAAGTACGTATCCAACGCCCCAACCAGCGGTCCAATCGTTAGCGCAAGGAGGGGGTTTAATGTACCAGTATCTTGATAGATACTATTAAATACGTCAGGCACATTGGTGCCAAGAGATGTGCCCCACAAGCCAGTATCAAGACCAACCTTAGCGCCTCGTTCTGCCGCCTGCTTACCAGTGATGCCGTCTTTGGCACGAGTCAATAAGCGTTCAGCGTATTTACTTTCGGCTTCTTTAGTTAAGCCTTTTTTAGCCGCTATCTTGGCGGCTTCTTCTGCGGCAATCTTTTCTAAACCTTTTGCGGCAATCTTCTTACCGACGACAGTACCAGCACCTGTGCCAAGCATAAAGGATGCGATGTCAGGACCAAGTTCACCAAATGTTTCGGCAGCGTAATCAAACGCGCCACCAATACTCTTAATATCTTTATAGGACTTATACGCGGTAGGGTTCTCTAGCTGAGCCGCAGCCATGCGATCTGAAAACTCTTTCAGTTGTTCTTTGGCATATTTATCGTTTCCAAACAAAGACGCACCAAGCGCTGGAACTAAATCAAGCGCCGTACCCTTAAGCCCCTCTAACCCACGAGCGAAACCACCTTTGATAATTTCAGTAGTAGGTAGTTCTTTGGGGTCTAAGAGTGGTTGTTGCGCCCGCTCTTGTATAACTTGCGCTTGAGCAAGAATTTGTTCGTCCGACAACTTATCTGAGAACGAGACATAGCCTACCCCCGGAATATTTACCCGTGCCATGTTTAATCCTTATGGTTCCATACCAGCAACTGCCGCTGGGCTTTGCTTAACCCCATACGAGTGTATTGTGCCTAATCTTCTATGTAGATAGTCATTTGCGTACTTATCAAACAGTTCTAGACTGCGTTGGTACGAAGCACTATTTGGTGGGTACTTAGTAAGCCCAGTCTGCACGTCAGCGGGTAGCGCAGAGAAGAACGGTGCAGTCTTAGGGTTAGCCCTATAGCCTTCAATCCTATCCAACTCTGCTTGAGTAACCGCACTAGAAACACTACCTGTACCAGCACTTCCAGTAGTGCTTGGACGACGGCGATAGTAATCTGCTTGAGCTTCAAACAATTTTCTATGTGAGTCGTAGTAGTCTTTAGTTATACCAAGTTTGACAAGTTCAGCATCGAGTTCTTGGCCTTTGAGACCAAGCGCAACCAACTGACCAACTTGTTTCTGTTTGGCTTCTTCTCTTTGTGCGTAGAGTTCACCAATACCAGTAACGCCCTTGGCTGCAGCGGGTCCAATATTAGCCATTGCATGGGGGGAAGTACCGCCAGCGGCTTCAAAACCACTACCCATAATCTTAAGAAGTGTTTGAATCTGCAACTGCTTGTCTTTATCTTTTGCATCGCCGAGGATTAACTTTTTAAGATTCTCATCGCTAGTCTCACGCTTCTTCATAAAATCAGCAATCCCACTATTATCTGTAGGAAGAGCACCAAATATTTGTGAAGGGCCAAGAGCAGGTTTTGAAGGGCCTCGTTCAACCACCAATGGGGGTTGTTTCTTTTCTTCTTCTGGTTTCTTCTCAACGACAGGCGGCGAAACGCTACCACCACCCGGTGCCGGTGCGGTTTCTCTACGAGAGCCGGGAGCCGCCGCCGAAGGTGGAGCTAATGGACCCGCCTTTGGTGCAGTATATGCAGGCCTTTTACTTTTTTCGTATTCTTCTTCGGACATGTCTTCTGGTTTCTTGTACTCAGGGATTAAAAAATCCAAAAACCCAGTCTTTTGCATGCCTTCACGATCAACCGGTACATAAGAATCGTCGTACTGACGAGTAGACGGCATGTAGCGGCTGACAGGTTGATCTTCATTATCAGCAAATGCAACGATACCCCCACCAGCGTATGCAGTAGGCATATTACTTTGAGCCGCATCAATACCTTGTGATGCCTGAGCCATCTGTTGTGGTGGCATTTGCGGCGCTTGTTGAGGCTGCGTAACTTGATTAGCTTGTTGCATCACTTGTTGAGCAATAGGGGGTTGCCCTTGTTGCTGTTGCCCCATCAACAATGCTTGGGCTTGCTGACGTTGCTGAATTTTTTGTTCCAGTAAAGGAATGCCAATATATGACGGAATAAGCCCACTCTGAATAGAGTGTTGAAGTTGCGCAATGCTATCTTTTTGAGCTCTTGCCAAAGTAGGTAGTAAATCACCAATCATATTAGTAACCTCTATTCATAGTGTTATACAAACCAAGACCAGCAATACCAGCAGTGCCTAATCCAGTAAGTTGAGACATACCGCTAGGAGGTGCTTGGTAAGCAGATGTTGTGGCTGTCTGTAATGGTAAACCCCTAAGCATAGAGTTCATGAATGCAAGTTGCTGTTGTGGGTACTGCTGACCCATAGCGTAGTTTTGCACCGATTGGTTAATCTTATTTTGTTCGAGTTGTTGCTGTTGACCACCAAGCTGATTTTGCAGCCCCAAAATACCCATCTGCTGACCGTACTGAGTTTGGCCTAACTGACCTAACTGACCAGCGGCTTGCCCAGCCATACCATAACCTGCAAGTTGATTCTGTAAACCTTGGTTGTACTGATTCTGTGCTTGATTGAATGCGGTGTTGTAGCCTTGACCAAGAATACTAGCAATACCCATGTTGCGGTTACGTTCGTTCTCGGATTGCATCAAAGCCTGACGGCTTCCGCCAAATGCTCCAGCACCGACAGATTGTGCCCGTGCTTGATTACCACTAATATCGTATGCGCGGTTAGCCTCCGCTAACTGAGGAGCCAGCGACATCTGCAAGTATGGGTTCATGTACCCACCGACTTGGCTCTGGAACCCGTATGGGTTAGCTTGACTAGCAACATCTAGACCGCCCATACCGGCAGTGCCTGCTAACCCCGTAGCCTGACCCAACTGCTGAGAAGGCTGCATATTAGCCGCGCCTTGGAACGACTGTTGTTGCATCGGACTAAATCCGGCAAAGTACTGTGACGGGTCAGTGCTGTATGGCTGATAAGGTTTAACACCTGTAATGTCGTAGCCACCCGCTGCGTTAGGTGTTGTATCAAATAGTTGTTGCTGGGTTGCGCCCAGCATTGATTCGACATACGGCTTAGCGTATTCGGGTATGTTTGTCTGCGTTATCGTTTGTGATACTGGATCTGCCATAAGGCCTCCTAAATTCTTGTTTCCACCAAAGTGGACCGCTCATTAAAACCATACCTTTTCCACAGGCGGGCAGTGGCAGGTCTAGCCATGCCTTGCACCTTAGTCGCCCCACGCTGTTTCAAAATATCGCACATCTGTTTAAAAGTTTCCTGACTGGTAATCAACTTGCCGCCCATGAAAGTGATAAATCCCACCCGATCATTTGGGTAGTTCATGAACGACGCTGTTGCCGCACCATGAATATTCTTATCTTCATCCATTGCTACCATCAAAAGCCATTGACCCATACATACTAGCAGTTTCACTTGGTCAAGTGTGTAGTCCCCATACCCATGTTCCATGGCTGACTCTATATATGCTTCGACAAGAGGCCACATCTGAGCGGCATGCTCTTTCTGGACATACTTAACCGTTAGTGTCATGCTGGCATATATTTTTGTGGTGTTATCTGACGTCCTTGAGACTTACGCCCCGTGCGGGCATTTCGTACCTTGTCCATCATGCTGTACAACTGTTTTGCACCGGCATCGGTAGAACCGTTACCTAAGTGGCTTACCACATCTGCGGGAATTACGAACTCGCCGTCTGCAAGTCGAGCCTCACGCTTACCAGAAATATTTGCGTTAATACTGTCACTCATGCCATCGCCCTGTCCGCGAAGCAATTTACCGCCTACGGCTAGTTGCGCAATACCACCTGCGGCATAGTTTTGGTTAGGGGTTTGGTTAATTCTGTTTAACGCAAGCATAGCGTTGTAGTCGCCAGCCTTAGCTTTTTGGTGGACACTAGCTGGGTCAGATTGATACTCTGTTAAGTATTTATCTATTGAATCCCTGCTATTCATTAAATCCGACATTGAATCGGACTTAGCAGTGCCACCTGCAGCATAGCGTGCTTTGTAGTAAACCGGCGCTGGATTTGCCGCAGGGGTGTAAGTTGCTGGGTTATAGCTGAATTTAGAAAGTGGGCCGCTGTATGGCTGTGGCGTATTAATACCATACCTTGGGTTCGGTGCAAGTGCTTGTTTAACTAAAGGCACAGCAGCGGCAGTACCAGCCATTGCCAGATACTTATTAGGTATACCCATGCTGCTTCCTGCGAGAAGTTTAGATATACCGCTTGGAGCTTCTAGAGTTCCAGACAAACCTTGAGCAACTTGTGCGCCGTTGTAAAGCATGCCGTTGGGTCCGACCACACTTCCGTTTGGTAGCACGGTTCCAAGTGACGCACCGGGTGGTGCCATACCTATTGGCTTAACGCCCATCTCTGCGAGTTTTTGAGTATCTAAAGCGGTTTGAGACGCGCCTTGCCCCACATTCTGCCCAACCTGCTGTAACTGATCTATGCCTTGCGGTGCACCTTGAGTTAGTTGGCTCTTGTCTATAAAGTCATTAAACTCAGTCGGTGCTTGGAAAGGAGATGTACCTTCAAATGCTACCTTTTGTAGCATAGGGTCGCCTGTGACATTAGCCGCATTAGCCGCTTGAATCGACCTAGTTACTGGGTCTACAACTTCTTGTCCAAGCGCGTCAATACCTTGGAAACCGCCCGTATCAAACGCACCGGAAGCAACTGTAGAACCTAAATCTGGAACAGCACCGGAAGCAACTAAGTCAGCGGCAGTTAAAGCACCGGCACCGCCAGCAGCTCCAGCAGCTCCAGCTTCAAGGGCACCAGAGCCAATCAAGTCCGCAGTAGACAAACCCACTGCATCGGCAATAGCAGCTTCTCCTGCCATATCAGCCAATAACATCTCGCCTATACCGAAATCAGCCATAGGAGGCTCCTTTTAGCAAAATTTTATTAAAGTTTATCATGTTGGTAGCGCGGAGACAAATGAAAGTGTGGCTACAACAGACTGGGTAGATGGCTTAGTTGGAGTGCCAGAAGCGGCGTAATATTGGATACTGACATCGGCGCTAGTGGTAGACCAGTAGATTTGTACATAGTCGTTTACCTGCATGGATAAAAAATAGTTCCACCCGTAGATAGCATGGAATGGGTCACCGGGATTTTTTCTAGCAGGCATACCAACCAAACCTGTAGAACCAGTAATGTCGGCAGATGAGCCACCATCATTACCCTGTCTTAGCCAAATAAATACATCGTGTGGTGCATTGTTTGAGTTTTCTAACTGAACACTAAATTGCAAGTTATAGATGCCTGCGTTAGCCACAGTGATTTTGGATGAGCTTATTGATACGCCATTAGCAAAATCCGTTGTATTTAGCGTCATCAACGTAGCGGTATTAGCCGTTGTGGTTTGATCTTGGTCGCTAGAAAACGCCCCGTAAGGAAACCGCACTCCAGAGATACCTGTTGAAGTAGTTGATAACTGCCCAAGGATATTGTCAAGCTGATTGAAGTACAACCGCAAGATATTGTTCAGTTGATTTATGTAGTTGACGTCATACTGAAGCGTAGCCGCAGGTAGGCGCGGTTGCACTGTGCGGTTGAGTTGAAATTCTGATGTGACGATGTAACTCATCTACGTCCGTCCGGTCTGATGTCGATACGGGGAGCGCCAAGTTGCCACTGCACACCAATATTGCTAGAGGTAACTTTCATCTGCATCTGACGCCCACGCACGCGAATATACAACTGCCCTGTAAACTCGTCTACGTTAATTACGGATGGGGCAGACCCTGTATACGTCACATTGGCGTTGCCTGTCTGCGTTATGCCTGAGCCGGAGTTGTTTAGTCCTTGCAAATACATAGTTACTTGCGGAGTTGTTCCACTTGTAGAGCCACGGAAAGTCATGTCTGGAATCATGCGGTAAACAAATGCAAAGTTATGCCCATCCCCGATATCAAACTGGGCTGAAGTTATAGACGCTTCTATAGGCAGTGTTGTACCTGTTTCGTTGTCGTCCACGCCGTACTCTTGATTAACTACGTTGTAGTTATATGTTGTCGCTTGTGGATAGTTACGTAGCCCGCTATCAAGCCACGCAGTTCTACCCATAGTTCCGTAGTACCAGATATCTTCAAAGTAGTTATACACCGCGTATCTATCAATAGCGTTTGAACTAGACGAGCAATAGAAAAACCATACCTCGTTAAAGCCTTCATTGGTGCTGGCAAATACTTGGTCGTATTGTTGTGAGTTAATGTCGCTATAGATAAATTGACGTAAATCGCAACGCAGGGTTTGAACCCGTCCGTCGTATCTATAGAACTTATCAACACCCATCCAATAAGTAATACCCGATGCAAGCGCCGCTGCATTAGGACTAGCAATAGAGATGTTGTCGGCTAATAACTGTATACCCCACACATAAGGGGGGCCAAGATACTGCAAAGAATAGAGCGCTTGATCTGTAAAAACCAAAATCTCCTGACGGCTCTGGAGATACGTAACAATTTTTGAGCCGTGAGATAACCGCTGGCTGCCCGCTTGATTGGTAACTGCCGGATACCAAGTTGTTAATGACTCTTGATCCGACCAACGAATAAGCATCGGGTCTAGGGTAGTACTTCCATAATCATTTGTACCAAAAACAAGCACGAACCTACTAGCATCTGACACGGTAAACGCATTCTGGTAAAGCGGTGTGTACCCATCCGCTCCTGTTAAAGATGATAGCAATATGCCCCGTGGAGAAACGGCTTGCGTGCCGGACTGTGTACCAGAGGTGTTGATAGACGCACCGCCCGAAGTAGCCGCTAAGTTAAACGTGTTAACCGTAATGTACTTGGTGTAATAAGTGACCCCCGGTATTAACCCCGTAGGTAGCGCCCCAGTCGTGGTAAATGTTATTGGTGTGCCGTCTGCAAGATTTATATTAGATGTAACTACGCAAGGTGACGCTATAGTCATTGTGACTATTGAACCAGAAACAGTAGTGTTAGCGTCCCAGTAATATAAAGGCCCCCCACGAGGTCCATACAATAAGTTTTGGCCCCAGTTCATTTGGTTCCATAAACGTATAGCGTATGTTGCCGCCGTTCCAATCCCCCATGTACCCGACCCCCAAGTACTAGCCCCCCAACCGTTTATCGGCACGCTATAGGCTGGACCAACATTGACTTGATAAACAGCGTAGACAGTACCGCCAGCGGCAGCGCCCGCAGTAGCAGCGGCAGAAATAGTTATGTTGTACGTAGTGCTAGTAAGGTACGTTATTTTATATTCGCCAGTGATGGTCTGACCACCAACTGCTGTACCACCATAAAACGTAACGTAGTCATTATCGACAAACCCACCAGTAGCGTCAGTGACCAAAATAGTAGTCGTGCCATTGGGTGTAAAGGGGTTAGTTAATGTGTGCTCCGCACGGATAGGCGTGATGTCGTTGTATACACCGCCCAGTTCTATATAGAATTTTAAGTTAGTGCCAACCCCTAACAGATTAAAAGACGTTAAAGTAATCCAGTTCCACAAAGAACGGCAAACGCCTAAAAAGACGTTAATTGATATGCGTTGCCAGCCACCAATCTTCTCAGGTGTGCCTTGACGGAAGCGTACTTTGTCAGACTCGTACCAACCACCCTCGTTGGTATACCTCGTGTTTTCACGATTAACGCCGGGCTTTAGTTGGATTTTGTTTAATGGCATTTCTAATCCTATGACAAGAACAGGGCGCGTTCATCGTTTCGTCTTGTGACTAAACCTTTTAACACTTTACCCCCAGCCTTAGTGTATTTCAAGAACTCGTCTGCCGCACCTTGAATATCGCCGCGAAGAACCTTCTGACGGAGGGTTGAGCGCTGTAGTGTTCCCAAACCAACATTAAAAGCAAAAGAGACGAGGCCATCAAAGTTGCCTTGGGTAAGACTAACTGGACATAGAGATGAAACACCCCGCTCAAAACGAGCCAGATCTGCTCTAAGAATTGCATCAACTTCCTCCATTGGGTACACGCGGTTATCTTCTGGGCGTAACTGAATAGCCGCCCGCTGGTCTACTGGCAACCTAGCTTGTGAGTCATACATCAAGTGCCCAACGCCCACTGTCCAGAGGTACACCGAGTCACGGTAAGGCTTCTGCCTCACCCCCTCATGGTGGGAAATTGCTTTTATGCAACCATCACTTACTTGCATTTTTACACCTATCAAAATGCCAGCGCTTCATTCCGTTACAACGACCTTCTTTGCCACAATGCGGACATTGCAACAAAGGCATATTTTTGGCAGAGTCGGAAAGACGAGATTTGTGTTCATCAGTAAACACCAACGCTTTACCAAACATAGGGTTTTTATCCCCCATTTTTGCTTTGGCTATATTTACCCTGTATTCCTGCGACCGTTCTTTTCCTTTTGGGCTTGGCGGAAGACTTCCACCAATTGCTATATTCCAACCGATGTTTGGCTTAGGGCGTAACATTTCCTCTATCAATGAAGCGGCTTCAAAGTCCAAATCTTTTGCCAATACAGAAAATTTAACTGCATCTCCATATTTAGCAAATGCATTCCGCAAATGGCAATTTGAGTTTTTACGCTTCCATCCATGCTGGGAAAACCTTAACTTTGTGTTGTTGGTTATCCCAATGTAACCACTGTCAAGGCTAGGCTCAACATGGATATGGTAGACGGAGTAAATGTTCATTTCTTACCAAATGCTTGTGTACCAAACCAGAACGACACCACAGAAGCCCAGATGATTTGTGTCTCGTTATCCCACAGCAGGTCTAACGCTACATCAAATGGCACTTCCTTGTGATAAGCAAACCAAAAGCCAAAGATCTCTACAAAGGCAAACAAGATAAACATTCCGTAGGTTATGGCGGGGCGTACCATAGCACGGGCGTTAATCACCCACTGACTAGAACCCTGACCGATAGCAATGTCGTGGGCGTACAGGGCTTGACGCTCTTGCATGGCAGTTTGTGCGTTGGTTACTTCAGCATTGATCTGAATCTGCTCGGTCTGGATATGCTCAATGCGCTCTTGGGCTTCTAGTCCAGCCTTCTTCAGCGTCAACTCACGCTCAGTCTGCATCTGCGCCAAGGCCAGTTCATGCGACTTGTCTGCACGGTCTTGGAAGAAGTCCATCAGTTTGGGTAACCCGC